GCAACGCAGAGTGCGATGTCAACAGGGCCAATCACTCTTGCGAGTGCAGTGTCAGTTACATTGGCATCAGGTGCTCGTTGGGTAATTCTTTAAAGGAATAGACATGGGAAATTTAGTTTTAGCAGGAGCCACATCAGGCTCCACCACAATCACTCCAACAGATGCTGTAACAGCGACACTTACTTTGCCTAGTACAACAGGCACTTTAGGATTGGCATCTGGTTCAGCAACACAAAGCATCAACGCACAGAACACCTTTGGATTTAAGAATCGTATTATCAATGGTGGGATGACAATTGACCAAAGGAATGCGGGGGCTAGTGTTTCTGTCTCTACAAGCGGTGTTTATGTGCTTGATAGATGGAAAAATCGTGCAAATGGCGGTGGTGTTTATAGCGTTCAACAAAGTTCAACTGCACCAGCGGGGTTTACAAACTCTTCTCTTTACACAGTAACAACTGCTGATTCTTCTATTGCGGCTAGTGATAATTATTGGATTATTCAGGAAATCGAAGGCTACAACGTAGCCGATTTAGGTTTTGGAACCTCTGATGCTAAAACTGTAACTTTTTCTTTTTGGGTGCGTTCAAGCGTTACTGGGACATTTAATGTCGCATTATCAAATGGAACTACCTACGACCGCTCTTATGTTACAACCTACACTATAAATTCTGCTAATACTTGGGAGCAAAAAAGTGTAACTATTGCGGGTGATACGTCAGGCACGTGGGGCAAAACAAATGGCGGTGGCATAACTGTAGTATTTACTTTGGGTACTGGTACAGATTATCAAACAACCGCAAATACATGGGTCTCTGGATTTAAACACAGCACAGCAGGTTCAACAAATTTGATTGCAACAAACGGTGCAACCTTTTACATCACAGGAGTACAACTAGAAGTAGGTACACAAGCCACAAGTTTTGATTTCAGAGACTACACTAGAGAATTGCAAATGTGCCAAAGATATTACTACGGTTATGTAAGTAGTAGTAACAAATTGGTTGGGCGTGGTGGATATTACTCTGCAACACAAGTTGAAGTTGCAATATTTTTCCCAACAACAATGAGAACAATGCCTACTTTAGTAGCGACAAGTGGTACAAATTATTATGCTGTTTATAGAGGTGGTGGCAGTAATAATATAAACAGTTTAACTTTAAATGGTGAAGGTTCTGGGGGTTCAGTTAGTGTTTACAACGCCACAGAAGCATCTGGAACAATTGGGTATGCAGGAGTATTAGTAACAAATAATACGTCATCATCTGTTGCGTTTAATTCGGAGTTGTAATGTATAAATTAATAAAAAACATTTTTAATAATGAAATAAAAGTGGTGCAAAAACAAGAAGGTGATATTTTGTATAGCATCCCATTTGCCCCTGATAACACCGACTACCAAACCTTCAAAAAAGACTTGGCTGAAGGAGCATCTTTAAAAGACGCAGAAGGCAACGACATTACTGCTGAACAGATAACAGCGTTCTTAGGAACTCTTGGATAATTAATCATGGATCCTATAACTATCTTTGCAGCCTGTAAAGCAGCACATAGTGGAATTCGTGAATTAGTAAGCATATATCAAGACTTTAAAAAAGATGGTAGTGACGTCAGTAATATCATGGGAGATATTACTAAAGGCTTAGGATCTTTTTTCTCTCACAAAGAACAACACGTTCAAGTACAGAAAAATAAAGCTGAAGAAAGAAAAAAGAATCCTAAGAAAGGTCTTTCAGGTCTTGACCAAGAGGCCATGGAAAACGTCATGCATACTATTGAGTTGCAAAAGATGGAAACAGAACTCAGAGAAATGATTGTATGGGAACTGGGTGTACCTGGTTTATGGGATCAATTCCAAGCAGAACGTGTTAAGCTAGCTAAAGAACGTGCAATCATTGAAGCTGAACTCAAGAGACAAGAACAAATAATTGCTAATAAAAAACGTAAGTTCAGAGATAAATGGGGAGAAAGAATTGCAATAGGCTTAAGTGTCTTTGTATTTATACTCACACTCAGTGTACTTATGTATGGAATTAATAGAAGTTATTTAGCTAAAAAAGAAAAAGATTTATTCAACAGACAATACTTTGAAAACAGATGGATAACTGATCCTAAAATTATTGATTGTTGGCAAGTACTACAAGCTACAGGTATGTTACCTAAATGGTGTGATAAGGATAATTAAATGGAAAATGAAGACACAATTAGTCATAAAGAGATTTACGAAAGACTTATCACCCTAGAAACTAAGGTAGATAATATAGATCGTAATACAGAAAATGTTGTAAAAGCCTTTAATGCAGCCTCTGGTGCATTTACAGTGCTAGAATGGATATCTCATATTGTTAAACCTATCATAATTGTTGTAACAATTTGTGGTGGTATATATGTGGCTATCCATGATAAAATAAGGTGATACCTTGAATTATATATTTACATTACTATTACTAATTCTTGTAGGATGTTCTGATAAATACAGGTATCCATGTCAAGATCCTCATAATTGGGATAATGAAGAATGTAAACCTCCATTCTGTAGTGCCACAGGTACTTGTCCTAATGACTTAACAAAGGTTAATTAATGAAGTATACTGCTGGAGAAATCAAACAGATCTTAGATGCTGTTTCTACATTCCTTATGGAAGCATCATTATCAATATCTTTTATCGGTGTTGTCTTTATGATACTGTATGCTATCATGTTTGTGACTCAACCCATGACAGGACAGTCACCTAATGATAAAGCTATGATTGCTATTCTTACCCCTTTAGCTATCTTTTTACCAACTATTATTCGTGAAATGATATCTAAGAAACGTTCAGAAGAAGCTTCAACTAAGAAAGAGGATAATGTCTCTACTTAACCCTTGGGTTATATTAACCCTATTAATAACATTAACAGGAGTATACAAATATGGCGATCATAACGGCTATCAAAGATCTTGGCTTGAAGGTCAAGCAGAAGTTGCAAGACTTAATAACGAAGCTCGTATCAAAGAACAAAGTTTAATTAATAAAGTTAACTTAAAAGCTATTGAGCTTAACAAAGCAAACAATGAAGCACAAATTAAAATCACTGGTCTTAAATCTGATGTCGCTACTGGTGCTTTGCGGTTGTCAATCGCTACCACCAGTAACGTATCAACCACCAAAGATTCCAGCTCTACCAGTGGAAATACAAGTAGCAGAACCGAACTTGACCCAAAGACTGCTGAAGCTCTTATCACCATCACAGCAGACGGAGACAAAGCTATCAGATCCCTTAACCAATGTATCAACATCTACAACGAAGTAAGAGAAAAAATAAATGAATCTAAGTGAACATTTTACACTAGAAGAAGCTACTGCTTCTGCTAAAGCTAAAGAGTTAGGTATTAATAATCAACCTAATGAAAAGCAATTAGAGAACATGAAGGTTTCTGCGGCAGGTATGGAAAAAGTTAGGGCACTATTAGGTAAACCTATTCATATCAACTCTTGGTTAAGATTACCTGAAGTAAATGTAGCTGTTGGTGGGTCTAAAGTATCAGCTCATATGGATGGATGGGCTATTGATTTTACTTGTGCAGGTGTAGGTACACCTCTAGAAGTAGCCAAAAAGATTGCTGAATCAGGTATTAAGTACGACCAGATAATTCATGAATATGCTATATGGGTACATATTAGTTTTGCTCCTGAGATGCGTATGCAACAGCTGACAATAATGCGTCCAACTAATGCACATATGTATGCTTCTGGTTTATTAACCCAAGAAGAATATAAAGCTAAAGCCTAACCAATCGGTACCTAATAGGAAATAAATTGAGAAAACTAAAAGCCAAGTTTCAAGATGAACGTGTCAGACAAATTCATTCATTACATATTCAACCTAAAAATAAAAACCAAAATAAACTATTAGAAGCGATAGAGCATTACCCTATTGTAGTTACATTAGGGGCTGCAGGTGTAGGTAAAACGTATTGTGCTGCAAGTAAAGTAGCACAATTATTTTTATCAGGTAAATATGAATACATCATATTAACTCGTAGTAATGTGCCCACAGGAAGATCACTTGGCTTCTTCCCTGGAAATATCAAAGAGAAACTATCTCCTTGGTTACTACCTATGATATCTGTATTAGAAAAACAATTAACTAAAACTAAATATGAATACTTATTAAATAAAGATGCCATACAATATCAACCTATAGAAACCATTCGTGGTAGATCGTATGAAAATTCTTTGATTCTTGTAGATGAAGTTCAGAATATAACAATAGGAGAACTTAAAGCTATAACAACCAGAATAGGTGAAAACTCTAAGATGATTCTTATGGGTGATGCATCTCAAAGTGATATCAACAATGGTACTCATATATTAAACTTTTGTAAGATGTGTGAAAGAAATGGTATAGAGATACCTATAGTAAAGTTTACAGTAGATGACATTGTAAGGTCAGATATCGTTGGTGATCTGGTTAAAATGTTTATTAAAGAAAATATTTAGAAGGAATAAAACATGGCAACTCCAGTAGAAAACCTAGGTAAAGGTGGTATTAATACCGATGTACCACCTATGATTGTACCTCCAAATACATTCACAGATGCTTTGAATGTAAGGTTTGATGATGAGAGCGTACAGACAATCACAGGAGAAACAACCTATAAAACTGTTTCTATAACTCCTGACTATGGAATTCACTGGAGACGTCCTGATCAAGGCTATAATATCTTTGCCAAAGATGGCAACATTGTCAGGGTAGATGCAGGCGGTAGCTCCTCATCTATGTTCAGTAGTGCATCTAGTGTATACACTAACAGTAATTGGCAAGGTACTAAATTTAATGGTGGCTTTGCTATTATACTTAATAATGGTAATACAACACCATTGTACTGTTTATATGGTGATCCAACAGCAGGTAGTTCTTTTCAACCTCTCCCAAATTGGAATTATATTTCTGGAATGACTGTTACTGCTAAAGTAATTAGGTCACTTAACTATTCATTAGTAGCAGCCAACTTAACTATTTCCTCAAGTGGTACTACTACATATGCTCCAGGTACTATAAGAGTATCTGTACAAGCGGCCACAGGGTCTATCCCTACTATATGGCAACCAGGTTATACAACAGATACTGCTGATGAATTTGATTTAAGTTCTACATCACCAGTACTCGATATCCTTGAGCTTAGGGGTAAAGCATTTATCTACTCATCAGATAGTATTAATATCTTGAGTATAGGTTCAACAACAACAGTAACTCCATATTCTTATTCATATGGAATTTTAAATACAGACTGTGTATGTGAGTTTGATGGTCAACATTTTGTTGTTGATCGTAATGATGTCTATGTACACAATGGTTCTGGTGCAATACAATCTATTGCTGACTGGAGAGTCAAAAAATACTTCTTTAATAATTTAAATAAAAGTGCTATTGATAGTGTTCATGTAACTAAGCATTCATTCTATAAAGAGCTTTGGATTAATTATCCTAAAGGATCTTCTACTGTATGTAATGAAGCTCTTATCTATAATTATAGAAACAATACATGGACTAAAAGAACATTACCATCATTAACTTATTCTTTCTCTGGCCCAGCTAATGTATCTAATACATTTCAGTATGCCAAAGAAGTTGTATATATTACAACTAATTCTACTCAAACATTAGTAACTGATGATGGCTATCTAATGTGGAATGGTTCTTCATTAATTTCTTATTCCTCATATGTTGAAAAGAGACATATGAATTCAGGTGTCGTCACAGGTAGTACACTGCT